GAATACTCATATCTAACTCTTTACCTACTGGTTTATCTTTTGGATATTCAGCACCAAGGTCACCCTGTTTATATTTTGTTAATACTGGTTGTGGCATTATCCGCCCTCCTTAATTTTTAATCGTAAATAATCCAATAATTGTGGGTTATCTACAAATACTGTTGTTAAACCATTAGTCAAACTATTTACTATTGATTCTTCTGCTCTCTCATCTAACTCCATATTCCATTGGTATATTATGCCATGCATAATTTCATGTAATATTGTATTAGCGTGAGAAACTCCCTTTTCTTCTTGATTGTATCCTAGGACACCTTCTTTAATAAAAAATTGACCACTTGCTTCATTTGATGTAGCAACAGTCTGTTTCCATGCTTCTAGTTTGTAATCTCTATAGCCAATTTTAATTGACTCTGGTAAGGTTGCATTACAACTGCATAGTATTTCTTTTTTAGTATCCAAAGACTCTATCGGATGGTTTAAAAGTTTCTTTTTCATATCGGTTTGCATCATAACTTTTAGGATGTACAGTTCTACTCATTACACCATATCTAAGTGCATCATAAGCATGGTCTTCTGCGTGTGTATCTACATCTTCTGGATTATTTTTATCCACTGGTAACATAGGCATTGTTCTAGCAAGATTAGTACAATTAGAAAATACTTTTAATTTTGGTTGTCCTGTATGTTGGTCTTTAGCTAGTAATCTATGTAATTCCATTTTACCTGCTACTCGACTTCTTGGTGACCTATCTGATGGTCTCCATTTACATCCTTCTCTAATCATTGTCTCTGCAATACTAGGGCCGGCATCCCCTCGCTTTGCCCAAGTAGAAGAATCCAAGATTCCGTATCGAATATATTCGTCACGCTCTTTGTCCAAGACTTGTCTTGCAAATATGTCTGCGGTAACTCGTTTGGTATAATGTTCTCTGTATACCCAGAAATTGTTATCGAAGTCAACTGCAATCCATAAAACGCAAGCCGCAGATGAATAGCCCCAGTCGCATGTTCTGAATCTGAACCAATTACCGGGAATGTTAAAAGGCTGAACAACATGGACAGACATATCAAATTCCGGAAACGCTGAATTTTCAAATGCACTCCAGTCTCCTTCTAAAAATTGTTTTCTTTGTACTTCTGGTAAAGATGATAACATAATCATGTAATCATCCGTTTGCATCAAATACGGATTATCTTGTAGTTTAGCCGGTATAAATCTTCTTGTTATAGATTTTCTACCTGCCATAGTGTCAATATGCACGTCAAACGCTTTATTTGGCTCACTAGGGTCTACAAACATCTCTTTGACCCATAACGACCCAACATTACCCGGATTGCCTGTAGCACGCATATAAACAGGAATATCGGGGTCTACACTTCTCAGTGAAGAACGTAAGAAATTATAAATCTCTGGAGTAGGATATTGAGGTAATTCATCAACACCTATCCATGTATACGATTGACCTTGGTAACGAAGAACATCTGTTAAATTTTCTGCGTAACCAAATTCAATTCTAGCACCGGAAGGAAATCGCCATTCTTTTTCTTGCTCTCTCCATTTAGCACCAGGATATGCTTGTCCATATAATCTTTGAGAATGATTAATCATATCTCTAAGTTCTGGCATAGAACGTCTAATTAATAAAGCTCTATGATGTTCTTTTGTACAATATCTTAAAGGGTCAATAAGCATGGCGTAGGATTTACCTCCACCTCTTGCACCTCCATAAAATACTTCTCTTTCCGATGAAGCCAAAAATTGCATTTGTGGGCCTTCATTCGGTTCAAAGATAATATTTTCTTTGACATGTTCCCTAACATTTTGAGGAAGTTTATCTACTTCCTTATCTGTCATTACAGTTGATTCTTTTCCTTTTAAAGCATCATCTGTTTTAAGAATATGTTCTTTTCTTTTTTTAGCATTGTGCAAATCATTTGTAGCTTTTTTAATTTTGTTATCTTGTCTTTTGATAACTCGTTTAGCTGCTTGCTTTGCTTTAGTTGCCGTACTTAAAATTCTTGGTTTTTGTGCAACTCCTCGGGGTCTTCCGAGATTTTGTTTTGGTTTTGGAGGTGGGATGTCCATCTATTATCTATAATTTTTCTAAGTCCAGTATGTGTAATAGGGCGACCAGTTTTTTGTGTTACCCATCTTGCTACTTCACGATACGAACAATTGTTTAAATATTCTTTCGCCTCTTCTAACGCATCTAATTCTGTTTGCACAGGTTCAATGTAATCTGAGTCTTCTGCTAATTTATATCCAAAGGGTATAACTCTAGCTTTTCTTTTAATTAATTGCATCTTTAGCCGGTAATATAAATATACCGTGAGCAACTTGCCCTGTCATTTCTATTTTATCTTTCTTCACAAGACCTACTCTATCCAGTATTTGTTTTGCCGCTTCCATTCTAATATTAACACCGGGAGTTTTTCCATCTTCATCAAGTGCATCTATTAAACCTTTTACTGCTTTAGCTGAATGTAACGCAAGAGAATATTCTGCTCTCTCTAGTATTTCTTCTTTTAAAGCTTTAATAACTTTAGGATAAGAACTTGGTGCGTATCCTGCAATCTCTCCTGCTTTTTTTGGACTGCCGTCAGCGTCTCCAAATAAAGCTGTAAGAAAGCTTTCTTGTTGTTCTGTTAATTCTTTAGTTTCTTTTTTAATCGGTAACATTATTATTTCCAAACACAGTCATAGGAGCAATGGTATCACAGAAAGCTGCTACTAATCCATAAGGGTCGTTTAAAGGATAGCCTAAATGATTTAATTCAACTTTAGTTTTAGCTTTAATTTTTTTTACAGCCACTGGCTCTTTTGTTTCTTTTTTACTCGTTTTTCTTTTTTCCACTCTGGTGACTCCGGTATAATTTTTAACTCTTCTTTAATTTCTCTTTCTTTGTATCCACGTTCTGCAGTTGATAAAAGTTGTTCTCTCATTTTATCTTCTTTGCCACCTCTATCGGATAATGTTGCAATGTTAGGTGCAGTAATACTTAATTCTACAAAAGGGTCTCTACAAGGATTCTTTCTTTTATGTATAGGTAAATTCTCTGTAAAGTATTCTTTTTTCTTTTTATGATAATATTGATAAGTTGGCATTATATATCCGATTTTAATTCATGTTCACAAGAGTTACAATGACATTCACCACCACAACAAGAACCTCTATTATCACAATGACACTCATGGTTACAAATTACACAAATAGACATTATGTTTTTTTCTTATTGTTTTGAGCAAAAGTTCTAGCTGCTGCCACAGAACCAAATCCCCATTTCTTTAAAGCTAATGCTTTTCTTGTAGGTTCTCCGTTAGGCTTTTTCATAGGGCCTGCCATTCCTGCAAACCTTGCTGCAAAAGAAACTCTTCTAGGATTCTTGCCTTTTGCTACAGGAGGTTTTAAATTACCACCATCCTTAGCTTCAAAATGTTTACGACCTGCTTCGTTTAAGCCACCCGTTTTACTTTGATATCTTTTTAGTACCATTAAACTTTAGCTGTCTTCGGTTTCTTATGTGTTAGTTTTTGTGAATTTTTTGTATGTTTAACACCAGTATGTAATGAACCATTTGGCATCTTATGTGTTTTGCCTTTAAATTCTTTACCACTGGGTAGATAATGAGGTACGCCTTTCATAATTATGCCTTTTTATTTTTCTTAGAGTTAGGGAAGCCCGCCTTCATATTTGCATATGCTTTAGGGGTAATAGTAGATTTAGCTTTACTCTTACTTGTACCTGCTTTTCGTTTAGCATTAATATTTGCGTATAAACCTTTTTTTGTCATGGTTTTTTTATCTGTAAATCTTTTATTATTTTTATAGCTTCTGACCGAGTCATTACACCTTTTTTAATTAATCTTACTGCAAGATTTCCTAATGCTCCACCTCCGGCAGTGCCAAGACTTTTAACTTTGTTATCAGTATTTTTTATTCTGCTCATTTTATTTCATCTTCCCTGTTTTAGTTCTTGCATAAGACCTATTTTTACTAGCTGATTGCATTTTTAAATTAGACTTAGTATTGTTTTTAGAATTGTTATCCCTATGAGCAACATCCTTACCATCCCCCTTTTTAGCTAATCCTGCATTAGCCATAATTCGTCTGGCTCTATTATTAGAAGCCCTACTTTTCTTCCTTGCAGGAGAATCTCCACCATTCTCTTGTTTATAATTTCTTACATAGCTAGGGGAACTAGGCATTATGTTATCTCATGAACCCTTTTCGAGGTAAAGTGTATTTACCACGAGCAGTTTTAGTTGTTTTAGCTCTTGTTTTAGGGTTATATGTATCTTCTTTCTTCGTTGATACTTTAGATTTTACTTTTTTAGTAGGTTTTGCGTATGAATATGCCATGTTTATCTCCTATGCTCCACAAGAAATACAGTCTTCTTCTTCAGATTCTTGCATTATTGGTGTAGTTATTGGGTTTTTTAGTCTATGATTCTCTGCTCTAAGAGCAATTCTATCATCATATGCCTTACTTAACTTAGAATACAGGTAATCTTTGTCTTGTTTTAATGATTCTACATCTATCTTTAGATGTTTAACTGTGTTTGCTAGTTCTGTAATCATTGTATTCTCTGTCATTTTGCCTTCCTACCTGTAAAAATTAGATACCTATAGGAAAACATGTAGTTGTCCCATTGGTGTATCGATATGTGAATTAGAACTCGTGTTTTCTGTAAATACAGAGTGGTGAGTTCTCCTCCCACCAATGAGATTATATGTTTATTTGGTCGAATAGCCTTTTATAAATTAGTGTAAGTGTGCTACCTTGCCTTAAATAAACATATACCCCTATTATACACCCTTATGAGAATTTGTCAAGTCTTTTTTTACATTATTTACAAAATAAATTATTTTGTTCTTGACAAATCTGTAATTGATGGTATAATAGTATTAAGGGCTTCCCAGTGGGTACTACGTCTAGTAATTATGTACCCCTTAAGGTACACCTTAAGGTAACCTTTAATCTCCCCGAATCATGCCCAAACTAGTTTACAATGCTTTTTAGATATTTTCGTATGTGATTGTATATGAATACCCCCCTACCCCCCATGTACCCCTGCCTACCCTTATTGCATTTCAAATATTAATCTCCAGTAAAATAAATTTCTTGATGATGGAACTAGAATTGGCACTACTTCCGCAGCTGCTGAATGAAATAAAAGGGCCTGGTGGATACTTTGAAATTAGTTAACGATATTTAATGTGCC